TTGGTGCGGATGAAAGGAGTCGAACCTTCACGCCTTGCGGCGCTGGAACCTAAATCCAGTGCGTCTACCAGTTCCGCCACATCCGCGTTCCGCTAGAGGCCTTATAACACAAGGGTTTTTGGCGCTAGCGGATTTTTTCAGAACCCTTCGAATTGGAACGAAATGGGCCCGAAAAGGGCAGTCCGGGACCAGGAGTCCCGGAATAGTCCCGGACGGTGTTCTATAGCCGTTCTCCCCCGGGGCGCAGTGCGGGCGGGGTTGCAAGATGCCGCGCATTTTACAACCCCGCCTGTTTTCGTTTTCAGATCGGCGTTTAAGACGCCGGCTTTACGGCAGGAACCACGACGGGCGCGGCGGCCGCCGCGGCGCTGGCCTTGGCAGCCCAAGCATCAATTTTCGCCTTGGCCGTTGCGGCTGTGGATTGAATAATCGCATTCATTTCGGGCGTGACGGCGGCCGCAACGTCGGTTCCGACAGGACCGCCTGCGGCCGTAAGCTGCGCCTTAACGAACAGGTCGGCAGCCGTCGTTAGTCCGAGGTCCAGTGCGTCGACATCCTTATCCAGGTCGGGCGCGACGGCGACGAGCGTGCTTTCAACGGCCTTTTTGGCGTCGCCCACGAGCCCTTCAAAGGCGGCCGTGACGTCCGAGCTAATGGGGCCTGCTGCGACTTTCAGCTTGTTCAGGAGATCCTCAAAAAATCCGCCGACAGCGCCAGGCGTGACGAGAGGGGGGCTTTGCGTATTCGTGGTCATGTTGTTTCCTTGAGTGCCGGCCGATGAGAGGTCGCTGGCTTCGACGGGCGGCATATCGAAAGCTGGCGTGAGGTGTCCGACGCCTGAAAGCGCAGAGGCGTCCAGAGCGTCGAAAGCGGAATGGGTCCAAAAAGGCGGCGTCGAGCTGAGCGCGGCAGTACGCTTGCCCAAAAGGCCGCAAAGCCAATGGCGGCCTTTCAACACCAGGTCGGGGCTACGCATCATGGCGACGTTTTGAATGCAGCCGATTGGGCGCGGATGAACGCTTGCAGGTCGCTCAGCTGCTGGGCGTCGGCGTGGCAGGCGCCGTAGTTGTCAACGATGAGGCTCCCGAACTGCGAAGGTGTGATGACCGAGGCGGCGCCATCAGATTGGCCGGCGGGAAGGGATATGCCGGACACGTCGACCCCGATGGCGGCTGCGTCGTGCACGCGCACAAGGCCCCAAGGAATAGCGAAATCATGATCAGTCTGAGCCGTGACATAGGTCGGTATCTCCTTGATTTGCACATCGTGAATGAGTTGGATTTTGGTCTGCGCCCGGGCCTCCTGCGCCTGTGCCTGGACGGTGATCTGGCCCGACGTGCGCTCGATGGCGGACGCCCGCGCGGCGGCTTTCGCCTCAGCGACCAGGAGGATTTTGTTTTTGGCTGCGAGCGAATCCGGAAGCCGGAAAGTGTGGGCGAACGGGCCGACATGGACCGTCCACGAGGGCCAGCCGGCTGGACGATGCTCATAGGCTATGCCCAGCCAGAAGAGGCTTGTGGCGCAGAACATCGAAACGAACAGGCCAAAAAGGCCGCCGATCATCTTCATGGCAATGTCTCCAATGTTGCGCGCCGTTTATTCGTCGACGTCGGGAAGCGGGACTGTTTGGCCTTTCAACGCGTGAAAGCAGTCGTCGAGAAACTGGATTTGTCCGTCGCGCACGAAGCTGTGGCAGCGTCGCGAAGGCTCCGACTGGAAGACCAGAATGGACGGATGAAACGTCGGCCGCTCCTCGTCCCCGTTAAAGGTCCAGAGCTGGCGGGCGCCTCGCGTATGGGGGGCATGGCCATATCCGCAGCCGGGGCATTCGAAGAGCCAGCTTTCGCGGGTTCCGGTTTCGTCGAAAAGGCGGATGACCTTGGCCATAGCTAGGGCGCGACCCGCACGCCGCTGGCGAGCTGGTCAGCCAGGTTGAAGGCGCGATGATGGCCGACTTGGAGCGCCCACTTATCGGGTTGGCCCGGTAAGCCGACCATCTCGATCCGCGCCGTATCCCAATGTCCGAGCTTCACGGCCAGCAGGAAATGTTTCCACTCCAACAGGCCATGGACGCCCAGATTATAGGCCAGGTTCACGAACACATCCTGACGCGCGTCGTTTAGTGATCGCCACCATGGGATAGCCAGGTCGAACTGGCGCTGAATCGTTTGGATGCGTTGCGCCAGAAAGTCGTCAGCCTCTTCCTGAGTGACGACGGTATTCGGTCCGACGGTCGGCCCCGTCTGGCCGTATCCGACAGTCCACGGCGCGCCGGATAGATGCTCCCAGCCAAGCGGGCGCTCAGCGAGCGGGAGGCGTAAAGCCTCGCCAAGCGGACTGTCCGGGTCCGCATAGGCGTGCAGGCGGCAGGCTTCGTACGCGCCAATATCCTTGGCGCAGTAAGGCGTCGTCATCGCAATGTCCTTTGAAGTGAAGATGCGCGCGGCGCGCGCAGTCAGGGGGAAATCAGCCGACAGCGGGGATCGGTATGCCTTCGCGGCGCAGCGCCAGTTCAAGGATGCTGATGCGTTTTTCGGCCGCGCTCAGCTGGCTCCTGCAGGTTTCATCTTCGGTTTCCAGCGCATCGATGCGGCTGCGCAGGCCTTCGATTTCGTCCTTGAACTGGCCTAACAGGGCGGTCGAATGATCGTTCAGCGCCTGCTGAAAACGCGCCTGGCTGTCCAACATCGCCGCCGGCGCGTCCGCCTTGGCCTTGGACCTCGCTGACAGCCAGGTCCAGAAACCCCACAGGCCGCCGACACCGCCTGCGCCCGCGCCGGCCGTCAGGACAGGAAGCGACGAGCTGAGAAAATGGCCGATGATGTTTGTGTCCGCAGAACTGGGGGCCAGGTTCATTGGCCAGACCCTGCGCCGTCCACGTGAGCCGCGACCGCTGCAGCGGCTTTACTTACGCCGGCAAATGTCAACGCCCCGCCGATGGCGCCGACGATCATCGACAAGATTTCGCGATTGTTCGGCGGAACTTCATGAAAGACCAAGGCGGACCCCAGCCAGCCCAGGATGACCAGGGCGACGGCCGATAAGATGGCTTGATAGTTTATGCCCGGCGCACGCGCGCGCGCCGGCGATGGCGGAAGATCAGCCATGAAGCGCTCCTAAAATTGGAAATAATAAAGCGTTGGAAACGCGCGCTGCTGTTGTGCAGAGCTGTTTTTAAGGCCAGCCGACGGTCAAATTAAGTGCAGACAGCGCCGCCAAAGTTGTGCAGGCATTTACCTGCGCGATAAGACTTTGTGTGTTCGCGTAAACGGCGTTTATGTAAGTCAATGCGGCTGAATAAAGGGCTTGAAGGTCAGCCAGTGTAAACGTGACGAAAACGTTGTCGATGATTTCCCAAGCGATCGTCGTGCCCGCAGGCGCAGCGGCCAATTGCTGGAGCCGGGTCTGGATATCGATCTGGTCCTGAGTGCCTAACGTAACAAAATAAGTCGTGCTGCCGAATACATATTTCATAGCAGCCAAGCGCGCCTGTTTAATGGTTTGTAATTGTAGCAATTGCTCCGTCTGTGCTGTAGAGACAGCCCCCGCAACTTGGGCGCTTGTTAAAGGCGTGACAGTATAATTTGCGACAACTTGTGTTGAACCTATTTCATAAGCTGGCGCGGATATAGTCTGAGATGTCGGATCATATGAAGGCGCGGTATCTATAACCGGCAGAAATCCAAACTCCGCAACTTCTGCGTCTGACAGCAGATTAAACCCCGTGATATTCTTCCAGATCGGAGGCAAAACATTTTGCGTGCCGACAACAATATTATCTTGAACAAGAGCATATGACATTTATGCGCTCACATCTAGGGATTGAACGAAGCCGCCTACCCAAGCGCCGCCCGTGTCTGCGCCGAAATCAATTGGACTGGTCGGTGAAACCGAATTCGATCCCTCCGCCGTGACAACGCTGGCCGAACTTGCCGCAGGGCTGTAGGTGTAGGTCGCCGCGTCGGCAGAGCGCGTAGCGGTTCCTAAAGCATTCGACAAAATGGGGCTGCTTGCGGCCGAACCGTTTTCCTGCTGAAAACACCAGTAATTGAATGTCACCGCCGTGGAAACATTGGACCCAAACCAGCCTTGCGTGCCGGAGCTAATCAGATTCCAGTAGCAAAAAAGCTCATAATAGTTGATGACCGACGTAAAGGATATAATGCATCTATACCAACTGGTAGATTCTAATTGTTGAATAGAGGCTGTGCATCCATAGGACTGTGTAACAGTTCCGTTGATTATGTCGAAATTAGCGTAGGCTTGATACCCGGTAAAGCTGGGATTAAAAGCAAATTGCAAAAACTGCGCAGGATTAGACCCTGCGCTTTGAATATACCAGGATAAGGTTTGGGTTGTTCCATCGACTACCGGGCCGCCGTTCCAATAATAACCCCCCGAACTGGAAAGCTGAACCGCGCCTGTGGAACCGGACGGGTCAGTTTGCCCCGATGTGCCAGCAGGCAACTCACCGGACGGCATAAGGTTTGTAGACGCCTGTTCGATCAACAGGCCCAAATCGGTAACGCGTGCCGCATTGGCTGCAAACGTCGTCAGAGCGCCAGCGGATGTCTCGGCGTAGCCGCCTTGCGAGGGCCCGGTGATCGAAAGGCCGGGGACTGCACTTAAGACGTAGCCCGTGCCGTCAACGGTATAGATTCCCGCCGCGAAGTTTAACGTCGTCGATAAAGCCGATGCTTCAACAGTCCCTAGAAGACGCAGCGACCGCATTATATAAACCGGGCATAGACGGTCTCACCGCCGTCGCAGGACCAGATCACAATCCAATCTACGCCGGATGTCTGGAGCGTTCTGGTCGGCGTGGACTGCACCGCGCCGGTAGACGTCACCCAATTCATCGTCGGCCAGGTAATGGCGGCGCTTCCGCCGTTGACGACTTCCAAAACGTATTGCGCAAAATTCCCCGACGCGGGCCAGTTCGACAGGGCGATGGTGATCGCCCCGCCGACTGTGATTTTCTTGGCGTCGCCCTGGGCATGATTGAGCGTGACCGTGCCGGTTGAGACTGTTCCTGCGTCCACGACGGGAGTGGCTGGTATAAGCAGGGGGTCCAGCGTATCCCCGCTAGCGGACGCAATTTCGTTGGAAGCGCCATTTGCGTTTAAATAGACGGGGTTACGCTGGGCCATGGCGGCTTAGACCAGCTGCGCGGCGGGATAGGGCTGAAAATCCAGCACCGTGGCCGATAGCGCCTGCCCGACCTTCTGGCTGGTATAGCCACTTCCGGAGACAGGCGCCGTCGCTTGCACCGCGCCCGCCGTCGCCGTTGACAAAAAGGCGTCGCCGACCGTCAGGCCAGTCAATCCCGTGATCTGGCCAGAGCGATAAATTGTGGCGGACGCGCCAGCTGCGACCGCAGCTTGGACAAATCCATGCGCGGGCTTGTAGCTTCCCGCAGCCGCCGATGCGTTACGAACGGCCAGCGCACCGGCAGACGAATAAAGATTCACCAGCGCACCCGCCGCGAGCGCTTCGGTCGAGTTGACCACGACGGTATCTTGCCCAATGCCGGCCGGCATCATGGTTTGATCGAGTTGGCCGGCGCTATTCAGGGCCGGGATTTGATTGGCGTTGCCGACGCCGCCGACGAGGACCGCCGTGAATTCGGTATAGACGCCCGCGACGAGCTTGATGAGATTTGGAACAGCCATGGTTGGTCCTTCAGGTTAAGGCGATGGGAGGTTGAGGGCGGATCAAAATCGTCGTCGGCGACAGAGCGATACCGATGACGAGGCAAACGCCGGAAGTGGGCGGCGTCTGTGTCGGAAGGCCAAGCGGGCCAAGGAAGAGCAAAGCGCCAGGCGTCCAGGACCAGCCCGTATCCGTAAGCTCGCCCGATCCCTGAATTTGCACTTCAGCGCCCTGCGCAGCCGCGCCCAGCGTCACGCCCAGGAACAGTTGCGCTTCTGCCAGGGTTGGCGTCGTGGGGGCTTTGGCGGCCCCTGGCGTTGCGACATCGGCGGTCACACCATAGCCGCCTTGCAGGTTCTGAGACGCTGTAAGGGTGAGGTAAGCTGATCCCGCGCCGCCGCTGACGCCGGGCGCGCCTGGCGGTCCCGCAGGGCCTTGGGCGGCGGGCGTGACCAGTAAGCCGATCTGACCTTCGACGGTCTGGATGACCGAAGCCTTGGGTTCGCAGGCGGCGATCATGACGGCTTCACCATAACTGGCCAAACGGCGCCCTGGACGTTGCCAAGCGGGTCTGTGAGTTTCAGATGAAAGGTGATCGATCCGGGCATGACGTCGGCCAGACCAAGCGTCTGCTGCGTGGTGATCGACGCATAAAGCTTACCGATTGTCGGCGGCGTCGCTGGATCGAGTTCAACAGCCGCGGCGAGCATCTGCGTTTGCCCATCCGCCGACCATTGGAAATAGGCCGACATCTCAAAGCCCGTCAGGTCTATGCCCGCACCCGTCGGGTCCTGATTGATGAAGGGCCGGGACCAGGGGAACCCTGGGACGATAGACAGCGGGGATTTTGAATAGGCTACGGCGCCATTCGGGGGTGCGTTCAAGGCCGCCTCCATTGCATTGACTGTCGGTGTGCAAAGATGCGCGCCGCGCGCGCAGACGGCGGCGGTTAGCTAACGCTGGCGCCGTTTATCGTGAAGACGTTGGACGATCCAAAGCCGCCCGAGCTATCCGACCCAGCGGGGCCCGGCGCGTAAGCTCCGGCCCCTGATCCGTAGTAGCTGTTGGTGGATGGGGCGAACAGCGCGCCGTAATTTGACGACGCGTTGTCAGATGTGAAAATGCCGTGCGTAGCATAACTCGTCGAGCGGACGCTTGGACCAAACACCGCGTTAAATAGGTAATTGTTTGCAGCCAGATTAGAAATAAAAGCAACAGCCGCTCTATAAGGCAATAGAGTTGAAGACCCTTGATTTGTTGCGGGGTAAATATCTCCAGTGTCATCCAAATTCAAACCGTTGAACTTATTATAACCGCCTGAAACGACGAGGTTTGAACCCCAAGACTCCTGAAGACGGGCGCTGACAATGTTATTGCCTCCGCCCGTAATAAACATGTTGCAGCCCGTCGTCTGATCATATCCACTTTGACCATTGAATGAGCATTTTATATTAATCAAATTATTGTTCGCCGCTGAATTAATCAGGTTTACCCCTGACCAACCATTGGCTTCGACGTGCAGACCATTGATATTTGCGTCGTAGCATTGAAAAATCAGCCCGGCGTAGTGGCAATTCAGGGCCTCCATGCCCAAAACGGTCCCGGCATTACGACCAATAATCTGCGCGCCGTTGCCGCTTGCTTCCCAACAGCGAACCCCGGCAAACCACGGATAAGGGTCAGTCTGGGGCAAACTTGTAGTACCGTCTATACAGTTATAGACGAGACAATCGCTTTGAGAATAATTCCCTTGATAGCACTGATAATAGAAACCGCCATGAAATCCGACATTGATGAAGCACGGAAAATCATCTGTCACCAGATGGTTGCACATCAAGGGAAGCTGAGTTGTGCCGTAGGGATACCAAAGACCCGAGCTTTGGGTTTGATCTACCGGAATTGAATTTGGGATAGCCGTCGGCTTGCGGAAGAAATAACTGGTCCGGCCTCCCGCCCCGACAATAGCGCAGCGGGGCCCATACAGAAGCGGTCCGCAGATATAGCCGCCAGGCGGCAACATCAAAGCCTTGCCGTAGCTGTAGCTACCTAGGCCCCAGATCGCATTGAGCGCAGCCTGCATACCGGCGGTGTCGTCAGTACCCCACGCAAATCGACCCCCATTGGACACAACTGTGTTTGGGCTGACCGTGATCTGCGTCGCCGAGACATAGCCCGTGATGGTGTAGGTGGCGGGCGCGTAATTCGTATCCGAGCCCGTCGTAAAGCCTAATTTACCCACATCAGTCGGCCTAAACTGACCGCTGGGGCTGTTAATGACATTGGAGCCTGCGGTCCATGTCGCGTCTCTGACTTCTTGCAGATCGCCCTTGCAATTGTAAGGCGGGAGCTTTGGATTAATGACGCCGGTAAGGCCCAGACCCAGGACGCCTGCGGAGACGCCATATTCTCCCGGCAATCCGCCTGCAGACGTCATCGCGGCGCTGTAGGCCGGAAATACTTCGGAACCCAGCAACACCGAAATATCAGTTAAATCTTGCGTGCGCCGAGCTGGAAAAAAATTGACTTTTTTGAGCACACGCGCGCCAGACGTCGCGCCATCTACGGACACCGCCCAGTTCGGGTTTGTGTCCGACAGTTCGAGCGTCCCGACACCAATTGCGGCCGGCGTCAACGCGTCAATATTCGCCGCTGTCAGCGACGTGCTCGCACCGCCCGGGTTGGCTGCTATGCCGGCGGGGCAAATCACGTAGCGCGTTACGCCGCCGCCATCTGTTAGCGGATAGTAAGGGCCGCCCGTGCCCGTGCCATCCGAAGTCGCAGCGCCGCCTGTGGCCGTGCCGCCCAGCCACGCGGTGAACTGGTCCTGCGCTGCGTTGAACGTCGCCACAAGCGCCGCGACGCCAGCGGCCAGCTGCGCATTGCTGGTAGCAAGATCAGTCATGCGATGGGAACGGCGCGCAGCGTCTTGGCGCGATAGGTCGCCGTCTTAGACATTGCATCCAGGTCGGCCGGAATGCCGTCAGGATAACTCCCGGCGTTGATCGTCGCGACAACCTGGTCCAGCAACAGGGCGACGTTGGCGCGAACGGCCGACGCGCGCGACGGTGCGGTAGAGGTAGCCGGGGCCGAATTGGCGGTATCTGCCATGGGGATCATCCTTTGAGGAAAAGAGCCAGGTCGCGCCTGACGAGCGTCAGCTCAGCGGCTGGTCGCGATATTCCGTGACCGCCGCGTTGCAGAGGTAGGTCGAGGTTTCATTGTCTGTGCCCGCGTTTAGCTGGGCATAGAAATTGAACGTGTGCGTCGCCGTAGTGCCGCCAAGATAGAAAAAGAACGTGCCCCGCTCTTCGGGAGAGCCACCCGTAATCCCGGCTGAATTTTGCGCCGTTCGACATTGATAGGTCTTAATCAGCGTCGTTCCGTCATAGACGGTGAGGGTCAAGTTTTGATCGTGATTAGAGCTGTTGTTTAAAATGCCGACGCTAAAATCGATGCGCGTTTTAAAACCTTCCAGCGGGCAGCTAAGCGTTCCCACCAGGACGGCGGCGGAGTTACGCGCGCCCAGGCTCCGGACCGTTGTGTCCGTCAGTTCGAAAGACGCCGTGGTCGAGTTGGCCTGAAGGCTAGACGTGGAAACCGTATTTGCGGCGAGGGCGCCGGCCAGCTGAGCATCGCCGGCGGTGTCGAACCAGATAAGGCCGTTTGTCTTCGACATGGCGGCAAGTGATGTCGCCGGCCCATACCAAAGAACCAGGTCATCGTTCGCGCCGAACGCAGGCCCAAAGGCCAGGGCGGCGGTCCCCACGGTCACCACATAAACGCCCGCGCTCGGGTCGATTTCGACGGACGCCCCAATCAGAAGTTTAGAAGCGAGCTTAGCGTAGCCATTGGAAATTGTAAGAACATCAACCTCGACGCCATTGGGCAGATCGTTGGCGATCGACAGCACATCGCAGATCATTTTGATCGTGCTCACGCCATCTGAGGCGATAGTCACAGACGCCGCGTCACCGTTCGCAGACGCTTTGAACAGCAGGTAGGCCAAAACCTTTCCAGCCAGCGTCACAAGCGTTCCGGCCTGTTCGGTCGTTAGGGCCTGCAGATCGCCAACGCTCGATTGAAGAAGTTCTATATCTGCCGCTTGGCTGGCTTCGGCCGTCGAACTCGATTCCTGAAATGACGTGAAAGAACTATCCAAGCCATCGAAGTTCGATGTCAAAACATCCACGGCGGAGACACGCGCGGAGGTTTCATTGTTGATCGACAACGAATTAGATATCTGCGCCGCGGCATTGGAGTCTATGTCAGACTGAAGTCCAGCAACCGCCGTATCCAGGTCGGTCTGGACGCTCGCCACTTGAGCGCTTACGTCCCCCAAAGTGATCGCCGCCGCAGCCTGCGACTCTGTGACCATAGCCTGATCGGCGATCAATTCATCGACCTGGCCGGTTATGTCGCCGGCGCTGCGGTCGCCCACGTTAGCCGTGTTGGCCGAAACCAGGCCGCTTGGGACCGCGATGTCGGTCAACGTGACATAGGTCGAATACCAGTTGTCGGACGTGCGCCAGCGCACGCGAATGTCATAGGCGTTGCCGCCCAGAACATCCGTGACGTCACCGGCCGGATTGTCGCTGTGAAAGGGGCCAGACGCCGACGCCGCCCAGGCCGGGGGCGCCGCGCCGGTCGGCTGCAATTCGACCACCAGGTCTTGCTGCGACCCCGCTGTAACCGGATCACAGGATATGGCGATGACCGGATAAGAACTGCCGTCCGTCGCCGTGCGCACCGCGCCCACAGCCGTAAAAGTGGTTGGCGGATAGACGCCTTTTGTGACGACGATGCTGAGCGCCAGCGCCGGTTGCGAGACCTCGCCCGTCGTCAGAACGGTGCGGATTTCTACATCGATATTGTACGGCGGGACGGTGCTTCCCGTAGACACCTGGGCGTTGATGATGGGCGGTGTTGTGCACGACCTAGCCGTCGCGGCTACCGTCGGCATAGAATTCCAGGTTGAACTCGGGTCCTGCGCCAGAGACCTGCGCCAGCGGGCTGCAAACCCGGCTATGGGCGTCTGGCGCTGTTGAACAACGGCGAAGGCGACGGTGATCCCGCTAGGGTCGCCCGTGGCGCCCAAGATTGTAGGGACAGGGGCGGCGACTTGCGTAGTCAGGGCGCTCTGGAGGGCCGCGATGGTTCCGGTTTCAGCAGCGACAATGGCGTCCGCATCGTACTTTTGCGCCGTGATCTGGACAGAGCCATCTGGCTGAGGCTGAACGTCGATAATCTCGACGTCTTCAGTCACAACGCCCGTCAGGCCGATGACAAGCAGGTCGCCAGGGTTAGGCGCTTCGTTCTGGGCGAGCGGCGTTCCGAAGACCAGATCGCGCGTCGTGCCGGCTGAGGTGACAATGGGGACGCCGCGCAGCACCTGGTCATTGCGTCGGACGTCGACGGTATAGGTTTGGCCGGCCTCAAACGTGACCTCGCCATCGAGCCGAACTCCGGCCACCAAGGCCCCGGACCATCGTCTAAACCTGACACGCGCCTCGCCAATGCCAAACAGGGTCGAGATATGGCGCACGGCGACACGGTCGCCGAAGGTGGAGGCGACGGCGTCTATGCCGGCCGTCCAGGAATGAGTCTCGACGAGGAGCTTTAGTTTGGCCAGAAAGACGCGGCCCTCGCGCTGGGCGCGGTCGGCGGTGCAGGCATATTGGAGGGTGAGAGATTCAAAAAGGGTCGCGTTCGCGCCGGTATAGCCGTCATTATAAACATAGAACCCGTCTTCTTGATAATCCTCATCGATATTGATGAACTGGACGAAGACTGCATGAACGGGGTCGGGAAAGACGCGCTTATATTTGTAGTTCTGGGCGTTGCGGCCTGAGAAGATTTGCCGAGGCGACGGCTTTTCATAATCGGGCACACAGCAGAGCGCCTGACCATTCCAGTAGAAATAACACCGGCCCAGCTTGCCGAGCTGCACCATCAGATCAGATTGGCTGGTGTCGGTCATCACGATCTGGCCGCCATGCCAGTTCATGGTTTCGATCAGGGTGTATTGGGCCCCGAATGAGGCGTCGATTTCCGCCGCCGTAAGCGGATTGGCGGCCGGATAGCCCGTCATCATATAGCGGACCAAGGCGGCCGCGTTCGACGTGGGTTGCCAATTCACGGCATCGTACGTGGTCGGGTCGCCAGGCCAGGTTCCTGTCGTGGGATTGTAAATCGGCGCAAGCGGCGTCACGACGCCGCTGATCGTGCTGAGCGTGCCAGAGAAATCTTGCGTCGCCATGACCCGCAAGACGATCAGGGACAAGGTTTCGTCGGCTATGGCCGGCTCCGAGGAATTGTACGACCGCAGCGCCGTCCAATAGACGTCATCGACACTGCGCGAGGTATCGCCGCCCCGCCGAATACGGCGCCCCACGCGAATGTCATATTGTCCCGATGGTACATCCCAAGCCACGGTTTGACGCGTCGGATTGTGCGTATTGCCTTTGATCCAAAGCGAGCCGGCCGGATAAGAATTGCCGTCGGCATCCGTGCCGGCCGGATAGCCGGGCACAGGTTGCCAAGCGTTTTGGCTATACGGCGAATACTCCATGTAGATCACGGCGTCCTGATCGTTCTCTTGGCCGCCGGACGTGGTGTAATAAAGCTCAGGCCAGAAAAGATCGATCTGCAGAGATGTGGCGCCCAGGCCCGACGTTTCGAGCGTCCAGTCTGCGTGCAGCGGATCGAGGTCGTTCTGAAACGACTGTTGATCCACTTGGGTTGGATAGAGCTGCGAGACGCGCGGACCGGGCGTCAGGAAGTACTCGATTGAATATTCCGACGTCGGATAGGCCGACAGCGGCGTCTGGCCGATCTTGATATCGGTCACCTGGCAGGGGCCGTAATGAACGCCCAGCATGACGGTCAGATAGGTGTCATTGCCGATCGTGGACGAGAACGCGCTTGCCGCCACATCGAACGCCCATCGCGTTGCCCCCATGCACAGCGGCATGGATTCGCGCAGGCGCAGCTGGTTGGATTGCCCTTGCAGGGAATAGATCGGATTGGTCGATTGCGGGTTGTTCGGACCGAATATGGCCGACAGGGCCAGCTCGCCGACAACATTGATCGCCGCGGCCGCCGCGACCGTAATGGCGACAGCGGCCGCCCCTTGTATGCCAGCATTGGCGAGCGCCGTGGCGAGCGGTCCGCCCGGGCCGGTGATGACAAAAGACGCCACCATGATAGCGATCTGCAGGGCGACTTCGAGGGGGTTTTTATGACCGCCGCCGCCGCCCTGAGGCATGACCACGATGTTGACGATTTCGCCCTGACGGGGAACGATTTTAAGCGAGGCTGGACGATCGACCAGCAAGAGGCCGTCGATATACACATTGGTGCGCGGCAGGTCTTCTAAGGCTAAAAAGTCGTCTTGGCAGGCCTGCAGCAGGATTTCGCCAATGGTCAGGCCTTCAGCGATCGGAACCTTGTGCAAGGTCGGCGTGAATGGCTTAGGGGCAATGATGACGTCAGATGTCATAAAACCCCTCTACCCGACCTTTCCATCGCGGATCATCGATGCGGGCGATCGACGTGTCCGGGCCGCGTTCGGCGTGAATGAAATTGCGGGCGTCCAGCATCAGCCCGACATGGGCGGGGCGCTTAAAGACGGAAAACAACACCACGACGCCAGGCGCGGCTTCGACGGTGCGCCAGGCGCAAAGGCGGTGCAAAATGAGATCCGCAATCGCCTCAAAATACGCACGGCCGACGAGGCCTGAGAGGGGATAGGCATCGCCCCAAAACGGCGTCGGCTGACCCAAGATTTCGCGGCGGAGCCAGCCGACGCAGCCTCGGCAATCCCAGCCGGTCGGGTCCAGGCCATGCAGCTTGTAGGGGACGCCCACATAGACGCCTGCGCGCTGATAGAGGCTTGGCGACATCTGGGCTCCCTGCGCGCGGCGCGCGCACCAGAACAATCATCAGAACAAGCTGGGCGTCCGGGCGATGGTGTAGCGGGCGGCGCAGGCCGGTTCGGAATCGAACTCGCGCGGCTTCAAGGTTCCGGTGATGCGCGCGCCGGCGATTTCTGCATCCATCAAGACGGCGTTCGTGATCGCCATTTCCACCACATTGGGCGACGAGACCCGGACGGCCTGAATGTTGACGACGGGCTGACCGACGGCCGTGCGAATGGCGTTGGCGATTCTCACATCTGCGCCGTCGCCGATGACGATCTGAGTCTGGCGCACGGGTTCGGTCTGACCGGCGCCGCCCCAGGCCAGTTGAAACGGAAAGAAGGTGTAGAACTGGCCATTGCTTTCCAGGCCCGGGTTATTGGCGTCAGAGCCGCCGGGATAGTTGGTGAACAGAAGCGGCGCAGAAAGCCCCGTCGCCGTAAGCGAAACCAAGATAGCGAGCGGTTCGACGTTTTCCGCATACAAGGCTTCGACCATGGCGAGGCTGACATTCTGCATTACGTCACCACCAGGCGCAGGCCGACTTCGGTAATGGTCCAGAGCCCTGCGTTTTGTACGGGCTTAGGCGCGCCGTCGGTCATCCAAAAGGCGACGCAGAGCTGTTGTGTGTCGGGTCGAACGACGAAAAAACCGCCGCGATTATTGAGATAGAACTGGTCGAGCGCATCGACTTGCGCGGCGTTCAACCGCATCTGCCCCCGAAAACTATATTGCAACTCCGTATAGAGGTCTCGTGTGACGCCGATATTTGTATCTGTGGAATAGGACGTCATATTGCCCAGCGGTTCGGGCAATTGGCCGGCTTGAAACGGCGGCAGGATCGAGGGCCAGACCGGCAGCTGCAGGTCTGGATTCGTGTGAAACCCCGGGTCCCATACGGTTGGGCGGTTCCAGCCTGGGGCGGTCGCCAGATAGGGCTTCAGAAGCGCGGCGGAATAGGCGCCCGACCCGGACATGTTGGTGCAGACGCCGATGCGCTTAAACGCTGCTCCGGCCGGCGCCGTCAGGCGGCCGTAGCTATAATTGAAAGTGAGCGGCAAGCCGCGGGAGGGGCCGCCAGACCCGTAAGGCGCCGCTGTCGTCAGCGGGATCGAGGTCAGTCCGCCGATAGGTGTGGAAGCTCCATTAAGCCATTGAACATACGCGCCAAACCCGTCGCCGCCTGATGTCGACCAGAAGGCGGAGGCCTCGACAGGTTCGCCCGCCGACGAAACGACCGGATCAGAGACGGCCACCATCTGGCCGTTTCCATTGCCCGTCAGCGAGAAGACCGCGCGACCTGGCGCGCCCAGGACGCTTTCGTCTACGACGAGCGCGCCGCCACCGCCGATATTCCAGTTAAGAAGCCCATCGAGGCCGCCCGCATTTTTCAGCGCGTTTCCCATGGGTTAGGGGCGCGTCTTCAGCGTTTTAGGCATGGTCTTAAGCACGCGTTCGAGCTTGCCGTTCGCCCCCATGCCGGCGACCCCTTTTTCCAGCATGGGCGTCAAGACGACCGCGACATCGCCGTTAGACCCTCGCGTCGCCTTGGCCTGCATGGGCTGGTTGGTGTTATTATGCAGGTGGACATTGGTGTTTCCGCCGGCGCTCGATTGATTGGCCATGGCGGTCGACGCGGCCGACTGCGCTTGCCAGCTTTGACGCCGCCGCGACTGTCCATAAGGATCATCGCCGATATAGCCGCCGTCGGCGAAGCCCGGCATGGGGTCGCCTTGATTGATGGCGTGCAAGAAATCCAAATGTCGGGCTGCAGCGTCTGCATTGACAATGTATTCGCCGTGAGAGACGCGCGCTGTTATCGAATCTGAACGCCCGGAACCAGGGCCAACAACGCGGCCGCCATCTGCGAAAGCCAGGTCGGGCAAGATCGTGGGCAAGATATCGGTCGGGAGCGCGGACGGCCCGACGATATCGCCGGGGTCGAAAGGGTTGAAACCGTTTACGCCGTCAGACTGTCCAAGAAACGATGAAACCCCCGGTATGCCTGCAGTTCCGCCGCCCGATTTCAGCGCAAGGGCCGCAGTTTGGGCGGCCTGCGTGAGGGCGACAAAGCTTGTGTTTAACGTCGTCGTGGACGTGGCGAGGCTGGAATTCGCGACCTGAGTGCTTGCGCCGCCGAAAAGCTTCGTCAGGCCGGAATTATTGATTAGCCCTTCAATCGCCTTATCCACGGGCTGCAGGGCGATGTTGGTGACCTGTTTTAGGATTTGATCTTCAATTGAGGTTACAACATCATTTAGCGCCTTTTTGAAGCTCGTCGTGCCCTCTTCGAGCTGGACAAGCGCCGACGAGACCTTGGTCATGCCGGCCGCCGCGTCGGCTTCCGCCATATCGAGCGGAGATTGCTGGCTCGATGGGTCGTACATCTTCGCCAGAGGGCTCAGCTGAGACCTGCGGAGGCTTTCCTGTTCTTGACCGTTTAGGGTCGATTGAGCGCCCGTCAGCGCCTGCCCTTGGGCTTGCAAACGGGCCGCCGTCGCCTGATCGCCGCGCGCCGCAGCGGCTTCGGCCGCGACCTGCAAGTGCGTCAGCAAGATTTGAGTCGCCGCGTCACGTTGTTTCTGGGCGATGGCGAGCTGTTCGCGCTCAATGGCGTTGCGTTGATCGGCTGTAGTGGCCAGGGCCTTGGCCGCTGTGAGGCTTGCCGTCTCAAAGGATTTGGCTTCCGTCCGGGCCGCGTTTTCCGCGTCCGCGACCTGCGCGGCGTTCATTTCGGCCTGGGCGCGTTGGCGAGTCGCTTCGCTCACGCCAGTGACGTTTGTCACAGTATCCAGGCGCGCCTGAGCTTCCGCCTGTTGCAGCTCCAGAAGTTTCTTTTCGGCTGCAGCGCGCGCCTCAGGCGTCGCGCTTTGATCGCCCGCAGCCGCTGAAAGTACCTTCGTCTGGTAAGCGTTGCCTGCGGCCTGGGCGGCGGCGTCCGCTTGCGCGCCCCGTGCGGCCTCCTGTTCGCGAACGGCATTTTCCTGGGCGTCGTAAGAAGTATTGATCGCGGCCGTCGCCGTCGCGCGGTCAGCCGGCTTGATGTCGGTGTTTTTGTTTAAGTCGCTCAGGTCTTTACCGCGTGCGATTTCCAGCCGCTTCAATTCCAACGCCAGGCGATCATCTTTGGCGTTCTGGATTTGAAGCTCGCTCGCGGCCTGCGCCAGGCGCGTGCGGCGCTCTTCTTCGGTCAGGCTGGCGTCGCCCGCGATAGCGGACAAGGCGGCGGTAGCCTCCTGCGCCTTGGCGGCGGCTATTGTTTCCTGCGCCTTGGCCGTGGCCTCCTCAGCCTTGGCCGCCGCGTCACGGGCTTCTTTCGCGGCCGTGGCGTCTTTGTTGTCTTGAGCATCGTCACGACGTTGGCCACGGTTTGCGCCCAGAAGGGCGCCTTCGGCGACCTTTGTGGCCGCCTCTTGCGGCGTCAACACTTGCCCGGCGATCTGGACTTGCACCAACTGAGCCTGAAGACGAGACCTGTCGGCGCTTCCCGGCCGTGCGGCAAGTTCTGCGCGGATTTGCCCCTCTTGGGACTGGCGCACATATTCGGGAATCGAAGTTTCAATCGCCCGTTTCAGGGCGCTAATCAGCCGCTCGTCGTTTGCCGCGACTTCCGGAGATGTCCCTTTGAACCCAGTTGCCTGCTGGTTTTGAAGATCTGTGAGCTGCGCCTGATGCTTCTCTTTAAGGGCGATCGACGGGTCGTACTCGCGCGCGATATCTCCGGCGCGCTGCGATGCTTCGTTCGTTTGCGCCGCCTGTGTCTTGGCTTGATCCGCCGCCAACGCCGCACGTTGCTTCTGCAGCTGGTCAAGTTGGCTGGCCAAAGCCGCCGGGGCCAAACCATACCCGCCGTTGGCCGCCGATGAATTTAGCTCCGCCTTCACCTGAGCGATCTTCGCATCAAGCTCCGTTAGCTTTCCAACGTCCGGAACGTGCGTCAGGCTGTAAAAGAACTTGCCCGCATTGGTCCAGGCGTCCCAAAACGCGGTCGAGACGACGTGGAGAACTTCGCCAAGCGCGTTCAAATGATCCGCAGCCCCAGCCGTCGCGGCCGCCAGTTGCTGAAGCATTAGAGTCTGGGCTTCGCCCCTCTGCCCAGACTCCTCAAGGTTACGGATTTGCTCCAGCTGGGCATCGCTGAGAAAGTGCAATTGCTCCGTGAGCTTCGCCGCACCTTCGGTCGGACTGGCGAAGGCCTTGGCAAGTTCCTCTGTCGCCTGTTTTGACCCCAGGCCGGTCGCGGCTGCAAAATCGCGCTGGACGGCGATCAGGCCGGTAAAATTCTCCGTTCCGATCTTGCCGGTGCGCAGAAAGGCCGTTTCCATGTCGTTCGCACTGGCGATGGACGTGCGCCCGGCCTTGGCGCCGGCTTCAGCCAGGGCGTCCAGCTGGCCCACAGTGGCGCCTGTGACGCGGCCTGCGCCGCTTAGCGCCCGCGCCAGATTTTCCTGACTGTCGGCGTAGGATTGCTCGGCCGCGCCTGCAGTTATCACCGCGGCGCCGAGCGCGGCGAACGCGCCCACAGGTCCCAGGGCGATCGCGCGCAGGGCGGCGAGAGACCCGGACAGGCCGCCCGACCCTTCGCCTGCCACCTGCAAAAGCCGCCCCATTTCCTGCGTCAGGGCCTGGACCGGATTGCGACCTGCCATGATGGAATCGCTTACGGCGCGTGCGGAGTGTTCCAGCTCCATCATCTGGGCCGACGTCAGCTTAATGCCTCCACCCAAGCCCACGGCGGCTTTGGCGGCTTCGTCCATGGCTTTTTGGGCCGCCGCCGTCGCCGCGACGTGCTCGCCTTCGGTGATCACGCCCGCCTGCAACAGCGCGTCGGCTTCCTTGACGGCGCCAGAATACTTTTGCTGGGCGGCGTAAAGGGGATCAATGGAAGATTTGAGCGTCTTGGCCCGCGCCTCCAGCTGCTCCATTTCGCGGAGCTGTTCGGCGAAGGCGGCAGCCGACGCAGCCGCCGATCCCCCCGACTGTTGCGAGGTGAAACGCGCCGCATAGCTGGCCTGAGCGGCTTGTGCGGCCTGGGCGAGTTGCGCCTCCTGGCGTTGGCGTGCGGCGGCCATCTCCGCGCCTTGTTGCGCGAAATTGTCCTGAAAGACCGACGCAGAGGCCTGAGCGGACGGCGCGGGCCGATTGACGCCCAGGACTTCGTTGTAAGAGGCTTGGGCCTGTTTGCGGCTTAGGTCAGCTTGATAAGTCTCATTTGCGCGTCGGGCCTTGGCGATCTGAGCGTCGGTGATGTTCCCAGCTGCAACCCAGGCGTCCGCCGTCTTCTGCGCGCCGGCTGCGCCGGCGTCGCCCAGCGAGCGCAGGTCGGCGCGGCTGTCAGCTGCGCCCTCAATTCCGACCCGCCAAACAATTGTGCCGCCATTGGCCATGGGTTCACCTCAAGAATTGCCGAGCGGTTTCGACCGTTCGAGCGATTTGACGACGGCGGCGACTTCGATGGCCATCAGGTACTCAACCAGCGCGAATTCATCCTGCGCGCCCAGAGCCTTGGCCGTGAAAAACGCTTCATTCATATCGAGGCCGATAATGACGCCGGCGAAGCCCGCGCGCTTGACGACGCCTGGACGGTCGCAGGCTTTAAGGGCCGCCAAACCTTCTATGGTGTGCGGCCGGTTTTCCGTTTCGGGGCAGAGCGCGCCGTTTACGCGTCCGCCGGTTGCGCAGGCGTCGCCGAAAGATCGACAGGCGGCGCAGTGCTCAGCTCCGCCGCCGAACCGCCATTCTGCGGCGGCGGAGATCCTTTTTTTTCTTCGGCGACCTTACGCAGGGGCGCATCGACCAGCCGGTTGAAAGCCGACAGAAGCACGGCGCCGGAACCCGGAAACGGTCCCAGTTGAAAAAGCTGTTGGATGTTCGGCTCTGTAATGGGGATGGGTAGCTCATCGCCATCCACGAGATTCCACTCTTCCAACAGGGCGGCGGCGCGAATGCAGGCCAGGTGCATGCGTGACCAGCCCCTGATAATGGCTGGGTCGCCCAGCAGCCCTACATCGGCCGGATCATAGCCATAGCGGCCGATTACGTCTTGGCCTTCATGATAGGCCGTGAGATCGCGGGCGATTTCGCCCTCGATAGCGGCGGCCGTAAGGCCGACCATGGGCCGCAGTTTCATGCGTACGCCGTATGGCAGATCATGCCATACGGCGACGCCGACAGATGCGCGGACGGCGCTAAAATCAACCTTGACCGTCGTCATATCAGTACGCGACCTGCGTGTTGACGAGGGTCGCTGTGATCATGGGGCCAGCAGCGCCGACTTCGCAACGGCCGGACAGCTTTTGCGTCATCAGGCCGCCATTTGAGGTCGGGACAGAAACGGGTTCAAACCGAACCGCCGACGCTACAATGGACAGCGAAAGGTACGTGCCCAACGAATAATCGAGCTCGACGGTGACAGGGTTTGGCAAAAAGCCGTTCGTGCCCGCCACGCCATAGGCGCGCAGCGTGTCGTCCACATACCGCGCCGTCAGATCGAACATGCCGTCGATTTTTTCGAGGAAGGCGTCCGACTGAAGGCTACTGCCGGCATAGCGATCGGTCGTTACGGTGTTGGTGATTTTCATCGACCCCGTGGTGATACGGCTGATCACATTTCCGCCGATCTTAATCACGCCGGAGGATTTGGGGATGCGGTTGGCGAGAGCGACCACGGTCGGCGCGCCCGCAATGGTCGCGGTGTAAGGGTCCGTCACCTGGCGGCCGACCAGGCTCATATCGACAGCGGCATAGCCCTTGTCGGCGGCGATAGGAAAACTCGCATCTTTGACGATTGCGCCAATCATGGCTTCGAACTGCGTCGCGGCCAGCTGCTTTTCGATCGTGCGACAGGGCAGGGACACAGCGCCCGAGCTGAACACAAACGAGTTCGTGCCCGTCGGCGCCGGGCCTGCAACGGCCGTCACGACAGGCGCGCCCAACAGACCTTTCAGCCAATAGCCGATCTGCATAAGATCGAGCGGGACCGACATGGAGCCGTCGGCGTCTTCAACGCCAGGCGCAGCCGGGCGGGCGTCGGTCACATTGGCGTAGCCGGCTTGCCCCAGGACGTCATCGTCATCGAGTGGCTTCTTTTTGGTGAAGGTCGAGGAATAGGCGTTCAGCTCAAAAAACGAAGCGGTCGCTTCCGTGGTGAAGTTCGTCTGATCGGCCAGACGATGGGCGGTTGTACGGCCGCGCGCGAGATTGGTTGTCCCCGACATACATGTCTCCAGAGGTTAGGTGAAAGCGGCGAAACCGCGAAAACCGATCAGCCGGCGGCTGAGGCGGCGACGTAGGTGATGTCGATATCGATCAGGGCGACCGAGACGTTGGGCGCATCGAACAAGGGCGAGTCGTCGTCCTCTGTGGTGTCGCCCAGCTCCGCCCAGACCTGGGGGTCGCCTGACCCGATGGTCCGGTCAGCCGCCAAGGCGGCTTCGATCGCCGGCACGGCCAGGTCCCTGCGCGCGGCGCGCGCATCCTCGTCGGGACCCGTTACGGCATAGGCGAGCGTGCATTTGCGCACGCCCTCCCATTGGTTTTCCGGGCCGCTGTTGATCGTGACTTCGAACTTGCCCGACAAGAGGTTGGCGCTATCGCGCAGGTCGCAATCCAGGTCGCGCCAGCCTTCGTTTCCGGCCCTGTCGACGCGGATATCGCACGGAAAAACGTCAGGGATGTTGACAATGACAGTCCGCAGAAATTCCACGATTTGGGCGCGGCGCAAGGTCATGAGCGGCTTCCCATTTCTGACAGCCGCACGGAGATCCCGGCGGTAAATTGCGCTTCGAAATTGGTGTCGAACTGGGCCAGGAGCTGACGGCCCCGAATGCGCTGTTTTAGGGTCGCAGTCTTGGTCAGTATGAACAGAACCGTATCCTGGCTTTTGCCGTCCCGACGCGCGCGATCATTCAAGCTCTTGCCGGGCGCCACCAGGACACCCGCGCCCAAAGCCTTGTCGATTTTGGGGATGAGTTTGCTATAGCCCAGGGAGGTAGCAACGCGTTCGACGGTTCCTGCTTCATCGACGAATCGCCCGCTGTCGTCGCGCCCTCGGTTCTGAGCTTTATTCAGCTCACGAATAATGGCCTTGGCTGGGCCAACCGGAACCGCAAGGTATTGACGGTTTTGAACCGTGATGGTCACGCCCAGCTCGAACGCGTCGATAATGACATTGGCTTTGTTAAAGATATAGGCGGCCGGCTCGACCGAAAAGCCGCCGCTAGGATAGACGCGACCTTGCCAGGTCTTTGAGAGCTTCAACCCGTTATAGAACCCGCCTGCCGCGACATCAGCACGCAAGATGGCGAGGTTGGTCTTCATCACGTCTTGCATGGCGCCGGTGTGCGCGTAGGCGATGCGCTTTTCGGCGTCGTCCGCATCGCCCTGCAGGCGCTTTAGCGTCGCTGCGCGGACGTCTCCCGCCGTGCCGTTGAGGCGAAAAGAGGCCTTAATCCCAGCCATGGCCTAGCCGCAGACCAGGGTCCATTCCGTCTGGTGCGTATCGTTGCGCGCCGGCGGATCGATGATGGAAAGGCGGCGTCCGATGGGCGCGCCCGTGGCGTCTACCAGCTGCACGATGTCGCCCCTTTTGGGATGAACGCCCGGTGCATTGGCCTCGACCTCGCTGACGCGAACCCGAAAGACATTGCGCTCCAAGGTCTGGCGCCCCAATCCGCCGATCTGCCCCGCCTGGTCAGCCTGGTCCGGCAGGATGGTGAGCGGAACGCTTAAGGCTATGTCCGACGTCCAGAGCGCAGGAACGCCGTATTCGCCATAAACAATGGCCTGCATGAGGGCGATGTTGGATTGAGCCGACATGCAGGCCACTCCGCGCGCGGGAGATCAGCTCATCGTCAGTTTGACGAGCAGGTTCGGGCGCCGCCACAGCGGCAGGGGGTTCATTTGAGCTTTGAACTCAATGCCCGCGCCGTGCTTCATCACTTCGGTCGTAATGTGGATAAGATCGTCTTCAGGAGCCGGCTCGCCGTCCAGCACGCGGATATCCAAGGGGGGGGCGGCATAGGTGATATGGCTATCAACCGTGCCCGTCGGGAAGGCGTAGCCGGTATTGGCTTCGACGATGCGCGCGCTCGTGCCGCCCCACATGGGGACGTTCCAGCGGTATTCTTCAAAGATAATATCGCCGAATTCGAAATTGCGCGGACGATATTGGCCAGACACTTCCCGGTTCGGATTGGCCATCTTCGCGGCGTTATCCCAGTTCAGCCAGAACTTGTTGACATTGGGATGGTTGATCAGCGCGTTGAAGAACAGCGTGTCCACGTAAACCTTGGCCCCGGTCATGACCTCGTCAGACAGGTTGTCTTCAAAATAGCCAATCACAGTGGCGCAAGCCCCCAGGACATCGAAGGTCGCGCTGGAAAACTGGAAGTTGACGGTGTTTTGCGCGATCCCAAAAGCCGTGAACAGGTTGTAAAGCAGGGTTCCGGCGCCATCGACGATGTTGCCTTTGAGTGCAGACATCCGCATGAGCTCAAGCGTGATGTCGTGCTTTACGCGCATCCGCGACAGGCGCTTATTCATGATGTTGGCCATGGTCGCAGGCGATTTCTTGCGGGCGAAGATGGCCAGCATGGAGCGGATTTCCGCCGCCATCATGCTGTCTTCATGTGAGATGTTTGGGATTTTGAAGATCCGCGCGTTTTGCGTTTCGCGGCGGCCGACCGAAGACGGCTTGCCGTCCGGCGTCGCGGGCAGGGCGGAAATCACGCCGTTTTCGATGTCGATTTCGACGAAGGGCGACGCCATGCCTTCGACGGGAAACAAGCCGGCCTGGGCCAGACGGCTGGACAGGGGCGGCAGGACATTGATCGCATTCGTCAGCTCAATGGCTGTGAATGGAAAATTGATCGTATCCGTCTGAGTGATGAGCGAGGTCATGGTTGCGAGCACCTATGCTTAAGGGATTGGCCCGGCGATCATCGCTCAGGCGGATGGGGCAGGGTTGGGGTTAGCCAGTGACGCGGCTGACGAGCCCTAGCGCGGTCAGCTGGGCCAGGGCGGCGGCTTGCTGGGGCGCCGTAATGCCAACGGGCCAGACCAGCATGTCTTGGCGCAGGACGACGGGGCCGCGCGCCCAGTAAACGACATTGCCCGAGCTATCGCTGGGCGCCACGGCGACAGCGGCGGCGTTTTGCGTGCCGTCTGTGGCGCCTGGCGTAAGGGGCGAGACGCCGGAGGCGTTGAACCCCAGAACCGCGAACTGAGTGGCGGCTTGCCCAGCGTTCATGACGCCAGAATCGCGGGTGTAGATTTGATCAAGTTCAAGAACGACAATGGCGTCCGGATATACGGGCGCAATGATTTCAACGACGTCCATGGACGGCTCCTATCTGTGGTGGGTTGGTGTCAGGAGGCGCGCAAAAAGAACGGGCGCGCCGGCCGTAATGACGTCGCCTGGCCTTATGGCCAGCCGGTCGATTTACTTATTACCGTCGCGTTTGGCCTTTGCGTCGGCCATCAAGGCGGCGCCGAGAGCGCTTTTGCCTTCCATGGGCGATACGGCGTCTGCGCCCAGGCGCTGGGCGCCGCGCATACGCCGATCAATGGCGGCTTCGGTCCCCGACTGGGCCGGAACAGCGGCCATCGTCTTGAATTGTTCAAGCGTCAGGCCGGCCTTGATGGCCGCCAAGGCCGCTTGAGGATTGGCGCTGGCTTCGGGCGAGGCGGCGATGGCCTGGGCGCGATCTGCAGCGGCTTGAGGCGTCGCGGCCGGCGTCGTCGCCGTGCGCTCGCCCTGATCGATTTCGACTTGGCCTTCGCCGTCGCAATCCGGGCACTCTTCGCCGTCCATAGACCCGGTTCCGTTGCAGCTTTCGCAGACTGTCATGCCCTCATCGGGGTCTGTGACGGGATTTTCCGGCGTTGCGGCGGTCGGGATCGGCGCGGCGGCCGATGCGGTTGGGGCTGGATGGCGATGGGCGGCGGTTTTTGGCTTCAAAATGGACATATCTGGCTCCTGAGAGGTTTGAGGGGCGGAACGCGGCGAAGACGCGGCGATTTTGGCGAGGCGAGGCGCAGCGGCGGCGGGCGTGTCGCTTGAAAAGCGGCTGAGAAGCGTCGCAAAGGCCTGTTCTTCGCTGCAGATCGCGTCCACGAAGCCCAGTTTGAGGCCCGACATGGCTGCATCATCATGGTCGGCCAGAAAAACCCGCGCTTGCGTCGCCAAAAGGTCGGTCGCGGTAAAAGCAGGGCGACCCGCCACCACATCGGCGATAAAATCGCGCCCGCATTGGGCGACTTCGGCCATAAAATCGGCGCGGGCTGAGGGTGAGAGGGCTTTCCAGCTGGCGCCATCGGTCTTGTGACCGTCGGCGGGGAATTCGATGGAGGTGACGACGAGGCCGGCTTTATTGAGCGCCTCTTCCTGGCTGACATGCAGCATCACGGCCCCGATAGAGCCCACCAGGCCGACCTTTGGCGCGGTTATCCAATCGCCCTGCGCCGTAAAATAATAACCGGCCGAACACGACATATCGCAGTGGAAATGGATGGGTTTACCGCCCGCCGATTCTCGGTTTTCGCGGATGAACTGCGCCAGTTCGGACAGGCCGCCCGTGACGACGCCGCCCGGCGTGTCCATACGAATGAAAAGGCCTTTGACGCGCGCGTCATCTATGGCTTCGCGCATCCCGGCCAGGATGGTGTCATAACCGTGATACCATTCCCCGCAGTAATACTCCCCGTGCGCGTCAATCGCGGTGTTGATCTGCATCAAGGCCGCGCCTTGATACAAGGCCCAGCAGAACCCCTCGTCTTCAGGGTCGCCGAACATTTGCTGCGCCCAGAGCGGGGTGTAGGCATGCGTCGGCGGGGGCGGCGGCGGCCCGGCGTCATAATCGTCGTCATCCCAGGCGGCGGTGCGTCCACGGCCCAGGCCAACCTTCCTAAGCACGGCTTCAAGGCGGCTTTCGGTACGCATGCCGCGCGGATCAGATTGCGCGAGATGACGCAAAAGTTCCGTCGCCGCTGTGGGCTCAATCAGGAGCGGACGGCGCGCATAGCGCGTCGCCAGGTGTGCGAGATTGGGCATTAGAGGTTCCGGCGTTGGCGCGACGCTTAAGCGTCAGCGCGGTCCAAAAGGTCAGCCAATTCGTCAATCATCAGGTCAGACGGCAGAGCGGCGCACAGGCGCACAAGTTGACGCTTGAAAACCCGAATATCGCGTGATCTGGGGCATCCTGCGTCGCCTATGGCCGTGCCATGACCTGACACAGCAGAATAGACGGCTTCGTCTATGTCTGATGCATCTGGGCGCATCAGGCGGCGCGCCGATCATCGAGCTCGCGATCATGCGCCGACCCCGACACCAGAGCGCTTAGTCGGCCCAGAAAACCGCGCGACCGTCGCGACGTTGCGTTGGGCGCTTTGGCCGGCGCGCCTGGCGCAGGTTGGCCTTGATCATTGGACGGGTCGGGCGCTTGGCGCGCGGGGTTCTTTGTGTCTTCAATCGCTTGGGCGACAGATGCATCTGTGGTGGCCAAGCCCAGCGAGGCCTTGAACTTGGCTTCCCGCGCCAACTGCGTAAGGTTGTCGCGCCAATCCTTGCCCTCTTCGGCCGCAATGTCTTCCAGCGTCTTAAACTGGGCTTCTTCGGCCGCCGCATTGCCGAGGATTTCCTTGACCATATCCAAATGGCCTTGGCCTGGGCCAATCCAGCGGGCGGCGGCGTAAGCGTCCGGCGCATCCATAAAGTCAGGCGCGCCGGCGGGAACCTTAAGATAACCGCGCGAAAAGGCTTCTTCCAACCAGGCGACGAAGAACGGGCGAATGACTTGCGCCTCGATCATCGACATCAGGACATCAGTATCGCGCAGGGCCATAAGCCAGCCGGCCCTAAGCGACGAATAATTGACCTGGCTTAAATCTCCGGTCAGTTCTTCGTACGTCACGCCCAGGCGCGCTGCGATGGGCCGCACAATGGCGCGAAAGAAGGGTTCAAACGGGGCGATGTCCCGCGTCGCCGTGGCCAGCTTGATTTCATCGCCGAAGGGCAAGACGGGCATGCGCGCGCCGCCGGCCATTTCCACAGGATGCTTGTCGTAAAAGCCTTCGCGGGACCCATCAAACTTGATCATGTCGTCAAGGCTGAAGTTTTCGCTGACGGCCTCGGGCCCAGCGCTGGATTGGACAAAGCCCACAAGAAGCGCGTTGATGGTGGCGTTCTGCAGGGTCGCGTCTGTAAACTTCGAAAGTGCGCGAAACGACTTCAGCGCCGACACGAACCGCGACACGCCGCGCGATTGACCGTCACGATCCGGTTCGAAGGCGTGAAGGACCTGCGGCCGACCCCACGGCGTAAAGCGCTCTATGCCGGTCCAGACATAGGAATTGACGGCAAAGAAGTCGTTCGGATGCTGTTCGCGAAACCAGTAGCGGATGGGAACGCCCGACCAGCTATGTTCGATTCCGCCCCGGAAAATCTGGTCATTGATCCGGTTCCAGGGATTGGACAGCCGGTCGGGATCGATGATGTTCAGCCGCGTCTTGTAGCGGGTATTTTCATCTTCAGCCCATTCGATGACGCTGGGCGATTCCCCGTCATTGCAAATATGGCTGACGATGAGGCGCCCCAGACCGCCAAAATCGAGCTTGCGCTTAGCGTCCATGGAGAAGTCATGGCCGTACGCGTATTGCTTCCATTCGAGCTCGATCTGTTCGCCCAGCGCCTGCGCCTGTTCCGGCGTAATGTTGAGAGCTTTGGCCATGGGGCGAGACGACAGGAGCCATCCCCGGCCCACGGCCGTGTTCTTCTTACGCGTGACGGCGGTCGCCGCGATGGGATCATTGCGGATTTGATCGCGCGCCCGCGCCGTGGCCTGGTCGCGGTAGGGAAGCCAGTCGAGGTCCGCGGAGCGCAGCCAAGAATGCCAGGCGTTAAACCAGGGGCCCGTCCGCTTGCCCGCTTCATAGGGCGCGCCCCCGCCGATTTCGATTTCGCCATTGGCGCTGGCGCTTGGCCTGGTGACCTGCGCCCAGGCTTGGTCGGCTTGGGCGCGCGTCATTTGCTGTTCACTCATGCTGCGCTCCCTGACCCGAACCGCCGATGCGCGCGCCGCGCGCTATTTTGCGTCCGCGGACTTGGCGGCGGCCAAGGCCTTTAAGGCCGACGCAGAGTCGCGCAATTCGGCGACGATGTGGCCGGCCAGCGGATAGCTTCCCGTCGTGACAACCTTCACGATCGCGTCCGCAAACCGTGCGAGATGAACTTCGAGCGGAAGATCGGCGGCGTTGGTTTCAGAAGCGGCGGAGGCGGCGTCTTCAACAGAGGCGGCGTTTTCAACGACGTCGGTTTCGGATGTTTTGGGCATGGGTCGGGCTCCTAAATTCGGAAAGTGACCGCGCCGCGCGTGCGGCGACGGGGCGAGCGTTCCTTGGCTTCGAGCTCTTCAATTTGCTGAAGCAGGAAATCGGGGTTTGCCTTGGCGAAGGCCGTGCGCTGGCCCGCGTATTCGATTTCGGACACGGCCGTGCCGCCGGCGAGTGCATCGCGCTGGGCGCGCAGCGTCGCCAGTCGGGCGGCTTCCTGGGCGGTTAAAGCCATCACAGTCCCTTTCTGGCGGCGAAGAAATCGCGCTTGGTGTCATTGCCGGGATTTGCCGCCACTTCAGCCTTGGGAATAGCAGGCGGCGTCTCAGCAGCGGCGAACAGCGGCAGTGACATTTCAGGCGTCCGCGCCCGGGCGGCGAAGAGCGCTTGCCATTCCGCCGGAGTGCGGACAAAGGCGCCGCGCGACCAGGCCAGGGCCCTGGCGTAGACAGCCAAATCGAGACGTTCGTTGGCTTGGCCGGGCAGGCGCTCCCACCAACCGCGAGCGCCCGACCGCATGGTCTTGGGCTGGCGAAAGATTTCCGACGCATAGCCTTTGAAATCTTCTAGGGTCGCATCGATCGGATTGTAGAGGCCGCCGGGAAGGCGCACTTTGTCGGCGGCAAGAGTTGTCTGAAGGGCGCCATAGATGACGCTCTTCAATCCCCAGCCGCCCACCAGGTAGGGCTCCAGCGTCAGCGAACCGCCATCGCGCAGGCGAATGGTTCGACGCTTGCCCCGTACAAGCGGCAATCCGTCCGCGTCGCTGGAACCTTTCAGAGCGAAGACATTGTGACGGCCCCGCACGAAGCGGTAGACCTTTTCCGTTACACCTTTTTTTCCGCCCAGATCGACGCCGAACGCGTCAAAACCGAGATCAACGGTCGCCTCGCCGACAAACCTTTGCGCCACCACCAGGCCAAGTTCAGCCCAGGCTTCCGGCTCCAAGGGATCAATATCAATGACGCCCCAGTCGAAGCGGGCGCAGCTCAGGTCAGGCCCGAAAGCGTAGGCGTCCCACTCGATCCGGTCGCCCTGGACGTCCGCGACGCCGATCACCTCGCAGGCCCAGGCCGGAATGACGCCGCGCTTGACGTACTTGCCCCGGGCGTCGAACAGCCGCTGATAGTCGGGCGCATCCGCCGCGTCATCCCAGGCCTGACCGAGCTTTTGCTGGTAAAATGTGATCAGGGCGCCGGGATCAGAACCGCAATCAACCGCTTTCTTGGCCTCGTCGTATTCGTCGAGCAGACGCGACCAGGATTTGAACGGCGAATAGGCCTGCCAGATGTGAAACGACGGGTCGCGCCCTGCAGACGTTCGCGCCTGCCAATGCGCTAAATCGGCCGCAGGAAAACAGGACGGCGGCGCCGGGTTTTCTGGATTTGCAAGAGACCCGCCGACATCCATGTCGCGGTCTTCATAGGTTTTAATCCAGACGCCACCCTCCAACAGAGCGGGCTTGTGAATTTCATCGATTAGTTCGCCACAGCCTTGGCATTTGAAGACAGCGCGGCCACCCTCGATACGCTTCATGGCCTGAAATTGCAGGTGTTGACGGGCGCCGCAATGCGGGCAGGCGACGTAGTAGAGGCGATGATCGCCCGCATTCAGCATTCGCGTGATGCGGCAGGAGGGCAGGCGCTTGGGCGTCGAGACGTGAAGCGCCTTGAACTCCTCATGGCCATCGCCACGCGTTTCAGCCTGTTTGATCGGGTCGCCACGGCCGCCCGCATCAGCTGGAAATTCCGAGACCTCGTCGCAGCATAGGCGCTTCACAGATCGGCCCTGCAGGCCCTTAGAGCTTGAGGCGGACGTGACATGCAGAAAGCCGCCCGGAAACTTTTTGAAGGCCGTTGTCGAGCCCGTCTGCGAGCGATCAACGATGTCACGCACCCGCCAGGGCTTTCCGCCCTCGACAGCGGCATCCAGCGTCGGTTGCCATTTGGTGTTGTTCCAGGTCCTCATCTCATCGAGGGACGGCAGAACCAGCATCATGGGCGCGGGGTCGTCGTTAATCGTCTGCCCGGCCCAGTTCATGAAAAGCTCGGATTTGAGCATCTGGGCGGCGGCGCAGACAATGCACCGACGAGCAGGATTGTCCGCGTCCAGAACCGACATGGGTTCAAGCGCGTAGGGGCTCGTCGAATTCATCCATTTGCCGGGTCGCGATGATCCGGACTCTGGACTTACGAAGCGATCCTCTTCCGCCCACTGGGCAATCTTGCGAACATTGATCGGCTGGGCTGCGGCGGATAACGCGCCGAACATAACGATCGCGGCGCTGGCCAGTCCTTTGATGTGGCGAAAGCTGCGCGCCATGGCCAAGCCTCCCCGACAAACGATCTCAGATCAGCGCCGCGCCTTCCGCATACCGTTCCGGCGCAGCGTAGGCGCCGACGCTCGCTTGAGCGGCTTCGCCGGCCGCGTCCATTTCGCGGGCGAACGCCCCCATGGCGGTTTCGAATTCCTGCCCCAGGAAGCGCGCAAGGGCGGCTTGGCGATCAGCCGGTATGCCGAAGGTGGCGCAGATGCGTGACGCCGCATCGCGCCGGGCATTGTTGAAGGTCTTGCGCATGGCGGCGATGGCGGCCCGGGCGGCGGCTTCGACGTCTTCAACGGCGACCAGCTCGCCGCTTTCGCGCCCCAACTGGAGCGCTTTCAGGTCGCGTTCGATTTCTTCGCGTTCAACCTTGGCCGATTTCGGCCGTTCGACCCCAGCCCCGGCGGGCGAAGGGGTATGGGACTTTCCGACGGTTTCGAAGAGTTCTAAAGCCCGCTGGCGCTTGGCCTCGTCGAGGCGACCTTCGAGCATTTGAAGGGTCGCGAGCACATCAACTTCTAAGCCATCGACGACGATGCGTCCATCAGCTTCGTACTTCGAGACCATTTGCTTGGAAATGCCGCAGAGCGAGGCGAAGGCGGAACGTCTCACGTCAACCCTCCCGTCAAACGTCAACCACTTTGGCAACCTGCCGCACTAGAGACACCCCGGGGCTCCGCCCGACCGTATTGCGCCGCGACCCCGGGAAGGACCCGCTGACCATGGCGCGCGCCGCGCGGCGGCCAATCCAGCGGGGCGGACGAGGGATTGCCAGAGCGCCGGGCCGAGGATGAACCCATCAGTCCGGTTAGCAGTCCCTAGTGTTGTCGCTGCAATCCTGATTGCGCCTACTCCTGGCCGTTCGCCAATGAAAAGCCCGCGCTGCAGTGAAGAGACGCGGGCCAGATTATGCGTGTTTTGGGGTATGGTAAGGACGGCTACCGCATATCAGCTTCCAAAACGGAAGTGATATGCAAGTCGACGCGCGAATCGCGTCCGAGAATTGAGAGTAAGATCGTGATCCGATCAGCGTCAAGTCGGCGCTCGAACATGGCGTTCACGCCCATGAAGGGATCGACCTTGATGCGGACCTTATCACCGGGCTTGAATGGGAATGGCTTTGGCGCGGCGTCGGTCTTCAGCTGCAACGATCCCTCTATCTCACGGCTGCGCAGTTCGTCGATGAACCGATCCGGCACGAAAGCGGGATTGTCACCTGACGTGATGAGATTGTGGACGCCGTGAGTTGAGAAGATTGAGCGCCAGGCCTGAACGGTCGGATCGATGCTCACGAACAGGTAGCGGGGCAGAAAGGGCGTAATCGGCCGTTTGGATGTCGGCGAGCAAAGACGCATTGGCAAATAAGTCTTGAAACCTTGATACTCAAGATTAAGTTTAGCTTTAGTTTCCTGATTTGGCTTGGTGTTAACAACATACCAACGAGGTCCAACTTCTACTTCTCTTTTATCCTTTAATTTATTTGAACTGTTCATTTTGAGAGCCCTGGAAGGGGAAGGTGAAAACGAGGGTACGGACGAACGGACGATGACATGGCGTGCACATGTCACCTCACATGACGCAGGCGTATGCGCTTAAGGCGGAAACACTGTTCGTACTGTTCGTACTGTCCGTAACGCCATTAAATCCAATAGCTTAAGTAACGGACAGTGAACGGACAACGGACAGTATACGGTGACTTTCGCGCCGCTTCGAAAAGTGCGTTCCCCTTCGGTTCCAGCTACGGCGTCTCGCACTGTCCGTACTGTCCGTTTTTTGGACTGATGGGTCCAGGGTTGGGGGCGGCTCATTCTGGCCACTCCACGTCCAAATCGGCGCCCGGTTCAAAGCCTTGAGCGCTTTCGGAAACGCCGCCGGCGCTGATAGACGCCGTCTCGGCAGGGGGGCGGGGATTCGATTTTTGCGCCTCATCGGCGAGGCGATAGGCGCGAAGTTCGTCTTCGGTCCGAAGTCTAATCGGTCCTCGAAACTTCTGACCGGCGCTGTTTTTTCCGGCCAACATGATCTGACGATCGCGCAGGGCGTCCCCAAACGCTTTTTGGCTCATGATTCGATCATTCCCCTGATCTTCGCACCAGGCCTTGAATGACTTGTAGAGCACGCTCGAAAGCTCGCGTGCGTTCCTAGCCTCTTCACGGATCAAACAATATTCAGACAGCCAGTCGCCGAAAGGACTTGCCTGTTGACGCCAGTCACGCACGACGATTTTCAAACTGTCGGGCCAATTCAGGCCTTGCGCCATCCAGTCGCCGACGCCATCCACGAGCCAGTTCAAAATGCCGGAAAGCTCGTTTTCTCGCAGTCGGCAGGGCAGGGTTCTATCGACTTCGCTGTCAGGAACTTTTCTGCGAAACAGCACAACGTGAATACGCCGGTAAATGCCGTCATCGTCGCCCTTGATGACTGGAAATGAATTGCACTCGAAAATCAGCTTTGGAACTGGCCGAAAATTAATTTGCTGCGAATGTAGATCGCGCGCAGCCAGCGGCTCGCCGCCTGTCCAACCCTTCAGCTTGCCTTCAGCGAGCTTGGCGCCGCGAGGTGGCTCTGACAGGATGACAAAGCGACTGTCACCCGCCAGGGCAATAATGTCGGGCTCTGGACCACGATTGACGGGATTGTTCGATTCTAAAAACGTGTCGGGTTTAGATGCGACGCCATAGGTTCCCAGGGCTTCGCGACAGGCGTCAAGCAAGGTTGATTTGCTATCCTGTCCCGGCCCCTGGACGAAGAAGAACGCCTGGTCCTGCGTGTTGCCCGTCGAAGCATAGCCGCACATACGATGAAACGCGGCTCGCTCATCTTTTTTGGCGAGCGCCTTTTCCAATACGCCCAGAAATTCCGGCGCTTTGGCGTCCGGATTATAATTGGTGGCCGTGCATCGCGTTATACGGTCGGCCGGATTGTGCGGGGCAAGCGACTTTCGAAATTTTCCATCGCAATAGCGCATCTTCAACGTGCCATTCAGGCAGTTGATCGCGTACAAGTCCTGATCGAAATCCGACAACGATGCGCCAAGATAGCTCTTCGCCTGTATAAGCATCGCGCTCGTCTTACCGGCCGAACCCGTTTCATTGGCGAATTTCCAGAAATCCTTGTCCGGTGTGCCTTTTTCTTTGAAAATGGGGTAAAGGCTTGGAATAAGCAGCGCCACCCTGTGGGCAAGCTTTCGAGCTAGGTCTTCGCCGCAGTCTCGATCCCAAAACCGACCGTTAAACCCAAACCAGCCCAGACCGAGAACGAATAAGAGCCGGCTGTTCGTTGAGTCGACCACCGGGCCGCTGTCGTCATCTTCAACCGCGCCGCCGGCCATGAGGATGAGGCGATAGGCGTTGCCCAGATCATTCGTCGCAAAAGACGCGAGGCGCTCCAGCGACGGTCCGCCGGAGCCTGGACGCGCCCGATCGCCAAACGGGGATGCGATGACCTCACCCATTAGCGCGGTCCAGACGTTCGACTTCGGCGACGATTAGCGCAGCGGCCTTTATTAGGTCTCTGCGAGGCGTAGTCGGTTTAAATACGCGTGGCGCCCAAGGCCAAAGGCCTTGGGCGTGCTTAAATATTATTTGCTGAAATCGATATTGAAGATCAGCGAGAGATAAAAAACAAGAATATTCCGCTGACGATACATATGCGTAAGCTGCAGCTGCTTGAGCTAACTCGCCGCGATTATAAGAGTCGTCGTGTTGACGCGAATAATGCTTGTGGGTGATTTGACATTCCCGTTCAGCCGCGATTTCCTCGATCACACTCATGAATTCCTCCAACGATCACTGAAACCGACGCCGCTCGATGGGCGCATGACATGCACGGCGGTTGCGCCGGCGCGACGCCAAGCCTGTTCAGCCAGTCCGGCGTAAAACCTGGCGGCGATCTGGCCCGTCGCGACGTTTTTACGTGTGCCGCCGAAGATGCGGCGGGTGCGAAGTTCTGGCGTTCGCAGATCATCGCGAACAGCGAGCCAGACCTGGCGCGCGCCCTTCACGGTCCAGGGCGCCATGCTCGGGTCGCTGATGGGCGTTTCAGCATCGGCCCGGCCATAACGGTCGCCCATAAAACCGCCAGCGAAGGCGCTCAGCGTTGGCGCGAACACCAGGCCGACATCGTGTCCGCTTTCGGCCGCCGCGACGCCTAACGCCCAGGTGTCCTGCAGGTCCTGCGCGATCAGAAGAGCACCGTCGGCTGGCCACGAGGAGAGAAGCGCGACCTTGCCGGACCTATCGCCCACAAAAGCTGTCGGCCGATCATGATCATCGATCAGCGGAATCAATGCGACCGCTTCGACATCGCCAGCCCAATCCGGATCATTTGACGCCGTGAGCGGAATGAGAAGACACGGCCCTAACCGATCTTGCCCAATAGGTGCGCCGGCGTGAGCACGAAGGCGCGATAAGGTTTCAGGCAGATCGGCAGAATTCAGGTTTCTATGACGAAACCAGGTGCGCACCATGCCGCAATCGGCTGACCTGGCTGACGCCCAAAGCTGGCGAGCGTTTCGGACGTCGACGGCTTGGGCCGCCGCACTAGCGACGGCCACGCGCCGTGGCGCCGCCGGTTCAAAGGCTTTGCGCTCAGGGGCGGATTCCGGCTTAAGCTCACCCTTGCGAAGCCCATTTTCTACGAGCTCTTCAAGCTGTTTTGGGTGCCAAGGAGTGTCCTGATGCTGGGCATGCCCGGCGCTGATCAGGCTTTCTTTGGCATAGGCGCGATCAATTTCGCCGCCGGCGACATAGGCGCCCAGAAAGCAGCCGTAGTTGAAAACCGAAATCCGCCGCTGACCAGGCCCAGCTGCAGCGACGGCCTTGCACGATGTCGATAAGATCGCCTCGCCGTAGCGTGTGGCGCGCCCAGATCGAATAACCCGGACGAGCGGCTTTGCAGCCGTGCTGATCTGTTCCGGCGGTTCCGCAAGCCGCAGGAGCCAGTCCGGCGCCTGGGCGAAGGGGCGATCAAAAGGCGCGCGCCGCGCGCACCAGGTGTAAATCCTGCCAGCCGGAATCCCCTTTTTCTCGTCGCCGGGATGGATCGAGGGCGGCGCGACGATATAGCCGCCATTGCCGCGCACATCGATCTGAGGCCCGATCTTGGACGCCCGGCTCTTGATCTGAAACCGATCATCCCAGGCGAAGCACTGGTGACGTCCGCCGCCTGTGATCTGTTCGACGGTTTCCGGCAGCTCGCCATGAACATCGGTCAAGGCCTTAGCGGACGCTTCGCCGACATCGCCATCCAGATCGAATACCCAGAAACCGCTGATCTTGCCCGTGGCGATGCCGATATTCGACTGGGGCGACGGATACACGGGCTTAAAGTCAGGCTTGCCAGGCTCTGGCGACGTCAAGGGAAGCGCGAGCTTGCCCGACCACCAACCCGCGATAGTTTCCAGGTCTGTTGTGGCGGACAGAAATCCCAGGCTATGGCCATAAGGGATTTTGGTTTTTGGGCGGAGCGGGAAGACGGCGATTCCCAGGCGCGCGTAGGCGAGGGCGGCCTCAGCGAGGGCGTTCGCGCCGCGTTGAAAGTCTTCTAGCCGTGTCATGGCCTGAACTCGGCGAGAAGAGCGTCAAGACGCGCAGCGCTCGCCGCGTCCATGACATAGCCGTTGCCCCAAACTGTTTCGACATGAATGCCAAGCCGCAAATATTCGGGGCGCAAGCGGCTCATAAAAACTTTGAGAATGTTTTGATCGGGACCGCCGTTAGGATCATCGCCGTAGATGAGGCCGTGCAACGCGTTATAGCTAAAGACGTGGCCGGGACGGCGTTTCAAAATCGCTGTTAGGCGCGCCGGAGTAGATGGCTGTCGTAACAAACGCTGTAATGCGGCGATCTCATTCACGCCGACCAGCTCCGCAATTAATGACTTCAACCGAGAAATCTCTGCGGCCTGTTCGGCGATGATGTCGGCGGCAGACATGCGGGTAGAAGACATCAACCACCCCCTTCGTCTGTGAATTGCAGGTCGCTGGCGCGGCTCAGGCGCTTACGCGTTCCTGGCGGAATGGGGACGAGGATTGGTGCATAGCCGCGCGGCTTGCGCGTCTGCAGCCAGATGAACCAGGAATAGAAAGTGGCGGTTCGGCCCTTTTTGACCAGCCGACCCTTGTGCAGGGGAATGCGCTCTGAAAAGGGCGCCAGGATATGAAACGGCGCTATTTCATAAAGCAAGCGGTAGCGCGCGATGCCTTCCAACGCCCGCGTTGGCAGGAACATCGCAACCCCGCGCGTCGCGACATTGAGTGAACGGGTTACGAATTCAGGCGCATGACGAAAAGGCGGATTGGTGATGATCCACTCAGGGGCGGCTACAGGCGCCGGTGCATCCGACAGAAAATCGTGAACCTGGCCATAACCGTAATCGACGAGATCACTGCAGATGACCGACGGGAAATAGTCTAGCAGTCCATGCGCGCCCGATCCGTGGCCGCAGGCGTTTTCCCAGACGATTTCAGCCATAGGGTCGAAGCGCTTCACAAGTTCGGCGCCTGCGCGAAACCCCCAGGGCCAGGTCGGGAAGAAATCCGGGTCCCAATCCGCAGTCGCCGCCCGCTGCGCCATGACGGCTATGTCATTGCGCGCCTTCATGGCCAATCCCGCAAACGACGGGCGAGGGCGCGCACGACTAGCGACTGGCCCGTCGTTTCCAGCCATGGGACGAGGGCGGCGAACTCGTCGGCGTCAAAATGCTTCACCAAGACGCGGCCGTCGGCTGGCTTCAGTTCGACGATCCAACCGGCATCCCAAACGCTACGGATCGAGACGTCGATTTCATTGGCGTATAGGCCCTTCAACGTTTGCTCTAAGGACAGCTCGCTCATGCGCCGCGCCTCAGGCGTTCGAGGTGCGCGACGCCCGTATCGGTTATCGTCCAGCCTTTATTCGTGCTGGCGACCAGGGCGCGCGACCTGAGGTCGTAAAGGTGATTGTTGACGGTGAACGGGGTGAGCTTTGTCACCTCGCTGATCTTTAAAATCGATTGAGGCGCGCGTGTTAGAGTCGCCAGGACGTGATGCTGGCCCGTAATCGGCGTCCAGGGCGCTTTGAAGACTGTCGTAGCCGGTCGAGGTGCGTCCACGGTCACGTCATAGAGTCGACGCACGTCTTGTTCATTACGCCCAAGATTGCGCGCCACCGCGCCCCAACTCGCGCCCAGGCTCCTCCATTTGGCGACCATTTCCCGCTCGCGGGCGACCGCGCCCACGCCAAAGCGTTCTTTCAAATCAGGCATGTCAGTCGTCCGCGTATGGTTTACGGATGGAGGAAACGGGCGACCCGGAGTGCCGCGCGCGCGCCGCGCGGCCGTCGGCCTCGTCGAGAATGGCGACTACCTGGTCAGCCCATTGCAAAATCATCGGCGCAAGCGCAGCCCGCGCAGCAATCGTCGAACACCTGGCGAACGCGTTCAGCATGGCGCCCAGGGCAGAACAGACGAAACATTCGCCGCGATCTTGCGTCGGGCAAGTCCAAGACTCGCACCCCCTGGCGACCTGCGCCAACCCCGGCGTTATTTCGCGCGGATTTGTCGCCGCTTCGATGGCGCGTTCCGCCAGCCGCCGCCAGGCGTGGCGATAGGCGCTTTGCTGTGTCAGAGCCGGCATGGCGCGCCTCCGAA